TCCAGAACCAGAGGATCCTAATAAATTTATTCCGGTGCCAACACCAGAACCAGATTTACCTGAACCTAAAGTTAATCCTGAACCGTTACCTAAAGACGATTCAGATTTAGATTTCCCTGACGTACCGATTGTCGATGTACCACAAGAAAAATCACAAGAGCTAGATCGATTAGTGTATCGATGGACTAAACGTAATTTAGTTCGTGTTAAAAAACATTGGATTGAAAAGCTTAAAGATTATCTTCAAGATTATCTTTCGAAAATGTTTAATGCCGTGCAATTATGTGGCGCCGAAGATATTACAATTCTATTATTAGCCTTTGATGCATTAGCCGTTAAGACTACGTCTGGTAAAAAATGTAAAGTAGCTCATGATAGTATCGTACGTAACGATCTATTAATAAGAGAAAAAGCAAAGTTAATGGCTAAATTATATTCAGCCGACGAGCTTGTTCGATTTATGAGAGCTATCGAGGCAGCTGCGCAAACTCGTCAAGAATATTATAACCACGATTTCTTATCATATTGTCCAACTATGTTAAGCCAATATGAAAACGATATGTTAAGAAGTTATCGTGGTAAATATGACGAGAAGTATGTGAACGCCGTTTACCAGTATAATAAATTGTTGGTATCATCTGCAGAATTATCAAAAGAAGTATTTAATTTAACAGCTGAAAATGCTATGGCTAAAGGTGTATTAATTAATAATGGTATTAATCCATTTGAAAAGACACCGACACCTGATCCTATATTCTATTTAAATACATTAGCTCCTGAAGCTGGTAAGATTGGTGCCAATGGTTTATCATCGACTGGTAATTATGGTAACCTTAAACCTGGTGCTGGATCTACTTCTAGTAGTGGTGGAGATGGTACTGTCGATGCTGTTAATCTTAAAGGTAATGATAAAGTTCAAAAAATATGGAACTTCTTTAAAGATATGGGCTACGACAATAATGCGATTGCCGGTATCATGGGTAATATTCAACAAGAATCTCAATTTAGTTTAGGTATTATCGAAGATGGTTCTGGTTCTATGACTCCTGGCGTTGGTTATGGTTTAGTTCAATGGACTGATGCAGAACGTCAAGGATTATTATCACGTATCGCTTCTCAACTTGGTAAACAACCTAGTGATCTTGAAGCGCAATTAGCAACGATTAAATACGAGATTATGAATACACATACTGGTGCTAAACCAGAACATATGAATGGTAAAAGTATTGAACAAGCAGTAAGTTGCTTTACTGGTAACTTCGAATACCAAGATGGTGACGGTCGTGAAAATATTCCGGTAGTAGCTCATAGTACTCGTGTCGGATATGCTCAAAATATTTATAATAATTTTGCAAAGTAATATTAGTATGGTATAATAAATTCATATTAATATATTTTGTACAAGGAAAATAAATGGGTCTAACTAATTTTTTCGAAAAAGTAACGACAAAAAAGCTAGATACTAATAAGAAAGTGACCGGAGATTTTCAATCGGCATTAAAAGCTAAGCCAGTAACACTTGGCGAATATCGAAATTCCAACGCGCAAAATCCCGGCGCACGCTCTTATGATCTAGCTCAAATAAAGAATGCTGTCTTAACAGATTCTTATTTAGCTGTAGCCGTTAGAAAATTTTCTCAACTTATTACTAAGGCTGGGTATCAAATTAAATCTAAAAACGAAGATGCAGCTAATTATGTTAATGACAGAATTAAAGTTATTGAATTTAGAACTAAAATTCCGTTCTATACGTTAATAACTTCTATCGCTAGGGACTTGTATACTTACTCAAATTCGTATATAATAAAAACTAGAGATAATAATACTGAGAAATTTGGTCTTAAAGCTGAAAAGATTTTCAGTGGTGGAGCAATTTCAGGATTGTTTTTAGCCGATCCTGCATCGGTAACGATTCGTCGTAACGATGCCGGGGCTATCGATGCATATGTAATTAATCAAGAGGAATATTCTCCAAATGACGTAATTCATTTATACATCGACAAAATGAATAATGCGGACTATGGTACATCTCGAATTTATTCGGCATTAGAAGATGTAACTATGCTCCGAAAAGCTGAAGGGCTGGTAATGACGATATTATATCGCTTTGCCATCCCTGTTTTGCATATAAAAGTAGGTAATACGGCTGAAGGTCAATATGCTACACAAAAAGAAATTAACGATGCTCGTGATGCATTCCAAGAAATGCCAAACGACGGGTTTATCGTTACGAATGAACGTACAGCGATCGAATCGATTACACCAAATATGCAAGCTAATCAGCTATTAAAATTTTTAGAATATTTAGAACTTCGAGTATTCTCTGCATTAAACGCATCTAAATCTTCGATGGGTCGTGGCGGTGGTCAGTCTTCTGCTGATAACACCGAAGCATTAATGCATGATGAGGTAAGAGCATTCCAAAATGTGATTACTAATTTTATTGAAAAATATCTATTTACAGAATTATTATTAGAAGGTGGATTTAATCCTTTATTAAATAAAGATGATTATGTCGCATTCGAATTTAACGAAGTATCAATCGATACTAAAATTAAAATCGAATCTAATACAATTCAAAAATACCAAGGGAATGTTATTACTCTCGAAGAAGCTCGTCGTGAACTTGGCTTTAGTAACGAAGTATCTGAAGAAGATATGTATGCCTTTACGATTACGCAAAAAGGTAAGCTTGATCTTGTCGATGCCCAAGCTAATGCTGCTATTAAAACAGCTAAAGCTACGGCTGAATTGAATACACAACAAGCTAAGTCATCTTCTAATGATGATGGCTTAGATAATCGTAAATTTAATGGTAAGCAAGCATCGTCTGGTCCTAACGATTACTTCTCTAACGATGCTAATCCGACAAATCAAAATACAGATAAATATAGTATTAAAGCTAAAGAATCTTTAAATACTCAACAAAATCTAGACGATTATTCAAAAAACTTTAGTGAAGTTGATAAACTCTATAAAGACCTCAGTAATATACTCACAGATGGTGGCACTATTGAAGACGATAAGTTTAGAGAAGCTCTTCATGAGTATGCTTTAGATTTTGCTAAACAAGGTGTCGACCATTCTAAAGCGAACAACAAAACTAATAAAGACAAGATCACTCCAAACATCGATGTGATTGACGATTATTCGTCAAAAAAATAAGTAAGATAATGCAGGACATTCAATCTGCGGTCAAAAATAATAAAGATAAAATATACATCGATAGCATTCTAAGTAAAAATGAATATCGTCTTCGTTTTTTATGTGATTATATCTCTCGTAAAGCATATTGGTACGGTTATGTACAACAATGTAAACAAGATGGTATAAAAGCAATCGATATTCAATTTAACGACAGTGAACATCAAAATGGCCGCATGACCCATTTTAACATTGATAGAATTACTATCGAAGATATTCCAGCTTATAGCCCGTACTGTACGTGCGGCATAAAACCAATCATGAAAGGATAAATAATGGACTTCCGTGAATATATTGGTTTTTCTCCTACAAGTGAAAACATCACGATAAAAGAGTCTGTTATTAGACCGATTGATCAACCGAGTTACTCTGATGATTCCGACGGCAAATTAATCGTCGAAATTGAAGCTGTTCATGCGTATCCTTATGTTACGAGGAACAGTACTCGTTATTCCTATCAAGGTCTAGAAGATTCCTTATCTGAGTGGACACATCCTTATAATATTCCAATCATTATGCATCATAATGATCAAGACGGCCAGATCATCGGTCGTGCGATCGATGCAAGACTTGGTGATAGCGAACGACTTGTCGGTTCTAAAGCTTTATTTATTACGGCTGAAATTCTCGACGAGAAAGCTCAAAAAGATATCAAGTCTGGACTATTATCGACTGTAAGCATTGGTATGACTGGACACGACGTTCGTTGTTCTATTTGTGGACAAGATCTTAACGAAGGTCCGTGTGAACATGTCAGAGGAGAGAGTTATGACGGACAAACATGTTGTTGGGACTTCTTTTCGATGAGTCCAATCGAATTGTCTTATGTTATAGTTCCTTCTGATAAATATGCAAAGAATATTAAAGTATATGATGATGGGGAGTACGAACAAAGTAGTACTCCTTCTAATTTAAGTATTCCGCAACAAGGAGAAACCGGTACGAATATTCGTGCTAACGAATCTATGGATAAAGAAAAATTAAAAGTTCAAGAACCTGAAACTGAAGTTAAAACTGAAGTCGAAGGCAAAGAAACTGCTACAGAAGTTGAAGTTCCTGAAACTAAAACTCCTGAAGTTGAAGAAACTCCAGAGATTAAAGGTGAAGAAAAAACAGAAATCGAAGAATTAAAAGGTCAAATTGCTGAACTTATTAAATCTAACGAAGCACTTTCTGCAAAAGTTTCTAACCTTGCCGATGATTTATTAGCTTATAAATCTGAAGCTCGTAAAGAAACTGCTTCCCTTATCGAAGGTAAAGAAAAATTAGAAGAAGCTCTTAAATCTGTTCAAGAAGTTAAAGCAGGCTTCGATACATTTAAAACTGAAAGCGAAGAAAAAGTTAAGTCTGAAATTGCTTCTGTTAAAGAATCTTTCGAAGATAAAATTAAAACATTAGATTTAACTAACTCTACTGTTAACGATCCTAATGCTAAGAATAATAAATCTACTGAAGTTCAAGTAAAAGAAGCTGCTCAACAACTTAAATCTATTACTGATGTATTTAACGCTTTCTATAAATAATAGGAGATAAATTTTAAATGGCAAATTACAATCCTGGTAAAGGTGCTAATTATTTCACTGGCGGTGCTGATGGCAAAGTATTCAAAGGCATGGGCTTCAAACAGTTCAACAACGATGACCGCCGTGTAACTCGTACACAAGTACGTTTGAATACAACTAATCATGATACTTCCAATATTGCTTACTGGTTGGACTCCCGTCTTCCTGTAGCATTCCGTTACAACTATGCAGAAATGTATAACCAAGTTGTAATTCCAAAAGGTCGTATCGTAGCTGTTGACCCTGATGTTAAAGCTGCTAAAGAAAATCCAGAAAAATTCTTGAACGTATTGACACTTGCTAACGGTGGTTCTCCTGTACGTTTGCGTACAGCTACTGACGTTTATGGTGCTGCTGGTATCGTATCTGGTAAAGCTTCTGGTAAACCTATGATGAATGCTGATGTTGATTGGACTCCAGTCGATGCAGCTGCTTATACTGCAGATCATTATAAACCATTTGCTAATGGCGGTGCTAAAGCTATCGCTACTGCTGCTGGTCTTGATAAAGACAAAACTTCTGGTCTTTTGACTAAAGGCGGCAAAAAACTTATGGATCATCGTAACGGTAACGTTCCTGTAGGTATTTTGATGCGTAACGAATATACTCGTGACGAAAATGCTTGGAATGGTATGACTCCTGGTGCTATTAAAACTGACGTAATGGTAGAATTGCCTCACTTCTTATTCAAAGATGAAGCAGAGCAAAACCCTTGGGGTAGCGCTTATGGCGCATTCTTGCCTGGCGATTTTGTAAAATCTGACGAAAATGGTCGTATCGTAAAATCCCCATTGTCTGACGAAGCTGCTTTGGCAACTATGCAAGCTCCTGAAATCGAATTCGAACGTCAACAAATCATTGGTCAAGTACATGAAGTAAATCCTAACTTGGTACCTGAAGGTTCCACTAAATGGATGAAATGGGCTATCGAAGATCAAGAACAATTGGCTCAATATGCTGAAGATGGTTATGGTCGTACATACCGTCGTGGTGAAGATTTAGTCGATGATTCCGCTTACTTCCGTGGTATCGAAAACTATGAATTCAATTCCTTGTATTCTGATCACGACTTAAATATGACTGCTTCCAATAATAAATTGGACGTATACGATTCCCGTTTGGGCGCTCGTTATGAATATATCGGTATTCCTGGTTTAACAGATGGTCGTAACGTAGCTACTACTGCTATTAAAGACGTTAAAGTTGGCGTAATGCATCCAGCTGCTCCTACTCAAGAATATCTTGATTTTAACTATCAAATTCCAGAACGTTTCATCGAACAAGGTTCTGTACAAATTTCTATTAATAACTCTGCTTATACTCCAGTAGTAAAAGGTGCTGTTATTGCTAATGCATTTGAAGTAGTATACTTCAACGAAGTTAATGGTTTGATCCGCTTGCATGTTATCGACCGTACACAAGCTGATGCAATTATTAAAGCTGCTCCTAAAGAAGAAGCGGAAGTAAAAGTATCTTATTCCCGTCAAGGTCTTGCTGGCGTGCCTACATTCATGGATTGGGCAGGCTGTGTAGGTTCTGTTAAAGTATTGTTACAAAAATAATAGGAGCTTTAAAATATAATGAAAATCGAAATGAAAGAATTTGTTAATTCTCTTAAAGAACAACGCGCTGAAGTGACTAAAGCTGGTCAAGAAGCTGGTTGGTCCCCTGAAAAAATGCAAGAATCTTTGAGAAAATATGATATTCTCGAAGACGTTGTTGCTCGTATGAACAAACAACCTAGCAATAAATCTTTCAGCATTAAAGAAACAATTATGACAACTGACGTTGTCGATTTGGTTCCTCGTATCATCGAAACTCGTATGATCGAAGCTGAAGACACTCAATCTGTTATCTCTCCATTCTTCACAAAAATTCAATCCGACAAAACTAGCGGTACTGTTGTAGTACCTATTATCGGTGAATTGCAAGCACACGAAGTTTCCGAAGCTGGTGCTTACAATGATGAAGCAGTAGAAATCAACACTCTTCAATACAACTCCATCGAAATTCGTCCTAAGAAAATCGGTCTTAAAGTTACGTTGTCTGAAGAAGTTATTATGGATTCCTACTGGGATATCATGGAAGCTAACTTGTCTCGTATCGGCGGTGCAATGGCTCGTTACAAAGACGAATGGTGTGCTCGTGAGTTCTCTGAACATGGTCACGTAGTATTCGATAACTCTTTGGGCGCTCAAAATCCTGATGCTATGACAAGTGGTCTTGGTGAAGATTCTCTTCCTAACGGTACTCTTTCCGTTGAAGACTTCATGTCTATGTGCTTGGCATTGATGGCAAATGATAAGACACCAACAGACGTTATCATGCATCCACTTTGCTGGTTGGTATTTGCTCGTAACGCAATGGTAGGTCAAGGTTTAACTTTCGGTGCTTTGGGTGCTATGAATGTTAACCCATTCGGCACAACTCAAGGTACTCCTGGTTTCGCTGGCTTGTCTAACAACATGGGTCCTCAAAAATTCATCTTGAATGAATCTCAAGCAATGTTCAACTTGCCTATGCCAGTTAACATTATCTTGAGCCCTCGTGTTAAATTTGACAAACAAAACAAAACATTTGATATGTACGCTATCGATCGCAACAATATTGGTGCTATCGTACAACGTGAAGATTTGTCTATTGAAAAATGGACTAATCCAGAAACTGATGTACGTATCATCAAAGCAAAAGAACGCTATGGCGTTGGTATCATGGATAATGGTAAAGGTATCGCAGTGGCTAAAAACATTTCCGCTATGCCTTCCTTCCCTCGTCCAACTGCAATTCGTATTCAAGAATAATATTCTTAACGATTTGTTAATTGAATGAGTAATTAAGGGGAGCTTTCGGGCTCCCCTTTTTTTAATATACAAGAGGTATTTTAATGACTAAATTAAAAGAACCGATCGCTATCGTAAAATTAGGCCATGGCGAAATTGGTTATTTTGACAAATTGACTCGTCTACGTTTAACACGTAAAGCACCATATGGTCGAATTTATGACGATATGGATCTTAAAAATATTCGTCGTTCTGTTAAAGTAGGCCGTTTGATTTTAGTTAACGGTATGCTTCCTGCAGAAAATGCTAACTATTCTAAAGCGACTAAACGTTTTATTCCGTCTTCAAATTATGATATGGTAGCATCTGGTTTAATTCGTCCTGAAGACGTTGCAGAAAAAACAGTTGCTCGTTCTAAAGAATTAGAATTTGATTTAGACGCTGCATTAGCTGAAGCTAAAGAAAACTTAGAAAAAGTTAACAAGGAGAATACAAATGGTCTGCAAGAAAAAGGGCAAGAAGGGTTGCAAGTAGCACCTGAAACTAAAACTGAAGAAGTAAAATCTGAAGAAACACCTAAAGCTGAAGTAGTTCCTGAAGAAACAGAGGCGAAGGACGTTGCAGAAGAAACTGTGGAAGAAGAATCTACAGAAGAAGTGGAAGATGAAGCCACAACTGAAGATAAACCTAAAAAAACTCGTGGTCGTAAAAAAGCTAGCAAATAAGAAGGAAGATTATGTTTAAAGAATTTGCTTTGGTCGACATGGCCGTAAATCCTATTGAAAAGCAAATTAAACTTTTCTTTACTAGTAATGTTGATCCCGATACAATCGACAGCGATACAATCGCAATGGTTCATGCAGAATCTCAAAAGATTTATCGATTAAAATATCGTACGTCTAAGAAGACTGTTATTATTACAGTATTAGACGATGTAGAACCTAATGAAGAATATCGTCTCGATATTAATAAAACTATTAAAGATATTGTTGGCACTCCATTACAATCTAGTTTAATTCGCCACGTATATTTCAATAGTAACATATATTCTAATGTCCGCATTATTAGTCCGGCAAATCATGAGCTTATCGATGGATCTTTTATATGTGAATGGCAAGAAATCTTACGAGATAAAAGACGTAAACCTGTATTAGAATATCGATTGCAAATTTCTGAAAATAAAAACTTTGATCCCTGTGAAATCGATACTGTAATATTAAATAAACAACGTATCAGTTTCCCTCAATTAAAAGACGCTAAACAATATTATATTCGTATTCGTGTCGAAAAAGATGGCGAATTCGGAGCATGGTCTGATATAGCTACTTTTACTTACGATGGAAAAGATCGTGTTCTTGATCGTTTAGAAAAATCAGAAAAAGATCCTCATAAAATAAATCCAGTATCTATTTGGGCTCCGTATAATTACAAACGGAACATGCACAATAATAAAGTCAACTTGGATACGAATCCGACTCCGTCTGGTACAATGTCTGCCGATGAAGTTAATAATGCTACTGGATTAGGATTATCTCCTGAAGTAACGGCTAGTAATAATACAGCTACGTCATTATCTGAAGCAGCCATCGAACGAATTATGAAAGATGGCAATGGTAATTCTGCGACAACTATTAAATTAGCTGACGGTACTATTATTACTAGAGCTAATGACAGCGGTAGCCCGGGTGTCATAGTCGATGAAACTCCGGCCGGTACTAATATTGCTCCGGTTATTATTAGTGCACTCGAAGTAACGAGACGCCCACAACAAGGTACTAACGATGCTTTCGTGTTTGAATTTAATGCTGAAATTAAAGATGAAGGTATTTTACAAAATATCGAAATCATCAGAAAGGATTTCTAATGGCAGAACCTTTTGAGTATACGATATTTGGTAATCGTTTAGAACTAAGACCAGTCGGCGGTGTTAAACCTGATTCTTTATATGAAATCAGAATTAAAAAACTTGAATCTGTCGATGGTAAAAAAGTATTAAAGTATAAAGTCTATACGGTAGCATCAGAACAAATTAGTAATTTTTATACGCTCGGCGATGTGAATTATCTAATCGATGTATTTGATGCTAGTGATACAGAAGTATTATACGCATTAAAAGAAGCAAGTCGGTTTGCACAGTTTCTATTGGATCAAATTCCAGGTTATGAAAATAGAGCCGATTTGCCATATCTTTTACAACAGTTCTGTAAATTAAGAGCAACGTTAAGTCTTGTAAGTAAGCATGCCGTTACGACTTCGACATCTGGTAAGATATCGGGTCATATCGGTAACATTAGTTTTGGCTCGACAGAATCTGGTGGATCTAGTTCATCTAGTTCTAGTGGCAGTGGAGCTCCTTCCTTATCAGATCTTATCAAGATGATTAAAGCTGAAATGGAAATTTTTGAAAAATTAATTGTTGATCCTACGTATCTTACTATGGGTAGAGCTGAACCAAGAACAGGTAAACGCTCTTATACAGAAAAACAAAAATTGCATACATATCCTACGACATTATTTGATGATTTGTCACGTTCATTAAAATCTTTGAGGAAAACTTAATGAAAAATTTAGATGAACGAATTAATGGATTAATACAATTAATGGAAGTTCCGGTATGGCTTGTACAACCATATCGGAATATCGATTGTACTTGTAAAGATCCGACTGCTAAAGAAGGCGATCCTTTATGTCCGAATTGTCTAGGATTCGGACAGAAGATTTCAATACGTGAAGCACGTGCTCATATTCAGCCATTGTTTTCTACAGACAATGCTGATAATAAATTATTCTTAATGCGTGGTTACGATATATATATTCGTAATGAATTTCCAGTATTCCCTGGAGATATAATCGTATTTAAAGATAAAATAATTAATGTTACATACGTAATGGATTGGTATTCTAATACTATGGATTGCGTATACTATGAAGCTAATGGTGTTGACTATAAACGAAACCCAGAAGCTTTTATGAATAACTTTAAAGCATTGATCGGAGGTTAATATGACATCCGATGATAAACATACAAGTCTATTAATTATAGGCAATTCTGAATCGACAAATAAGACATGTAAAATTGAAAAATTTAATACGTTGTTCGATGTCGAAAAAGAATACGATAAAGATTCAGATTTGTATCAGGCATACAAATTAGCTAAAAACTATTCGGCTCCCGACGTGTATTTAGTTAATATGCGAACGATATCTGATTTTCTTAATATTGCTAATCAATTAATAGACTATGATTTTGCATATATTTGTCCGACTAAAATAATGTTCTCCGATCGATATACTGATCGTTATAATAAAGACTTAACAGATTATTATTTAAACGTATTATCTAGTAATTGTTATAAAAATCGTAGTATGATTATCGTTACTGATAAACATAGTTCTTTATTTGAAGACATCGATGAATTTAATAATTACTATGATGCTATCGTACAAAAGTTTACTTCTGTACATAATAAGAATAAGTTTTTAGATAATATAATTTTAGTAGGCAATAATTTAAAATATATTCAGTATAGTAATATAGTTGTAGCGGCAAAATTAGCCGCCACGCCTATCAACGAGTACCCACTTTTATCAAATGAGGACACCGACTTTATATTAGATTATAAAGACATGCTTCCTAATGTCGTCTATTACAGAAATAGTTCATTAGTCGGTACGACAGTTGAAAATTTAGTTAACCTATCTAGCGAAAATCCTAATAAATCTGTTATGGTAATGCGTATTATTTATTACTTAGTCAGAGAAATGGACTTCGATGAATATATAGGAAAAAATTATCGGAAGTTCTATCTGTTAAAGATAAGAGACCGATTAGAATCCTTATTAAAACAAAATGTAGGATTTGTTCTATACGACTATCATATTGATAGCGTTGAAGAACAATTAAGAGAAAATGGATTAGGGGTCGACATTATACTTAGGTATACGTTGTATCCTTTATTCACGACAGAGTCATACACTGCGGAACAGAGGTTATAATGACAGACGAACTTACTCATGATGAACGATTTATAATCGATCAGATAAAAGCAAAAAAAGATAGCCTGTCAGTAGTCAATGCTCCCGGTAGGCTAATGAATAATCGACGTAGAGTCGATCGATTAAGGGCTGAACAGTCCATTAGTTTTGATGAATTTATCGAGCTGCTCGTTAAATTAGTCGAAAAAGCGTTATATGAAGATCAAGTTAAAATGAGTCCAGACGAAGGGGCTACGATTAACGATCGCGACAAACCAATTAATAATCCGTATATTTTCTTTAAAATTATATCGGGCAAAACTATTAATAGTATTAAGCCAAGATTAATGGAAAATACAATCAGACGTGCTCCAGGTCATCCTGAATATCGTCCAGATAATAAATATCCTGTTAAAGAAAATATTGAAGAAGAAGGTGTTGAAGTATATCGTCATGCATTCGAATATGTACTTCAATTCGATATCTTTGCTAGTAGTTATGCAACAGCTAATAAAGTCTTAAAAGATTTTGAAGAACTTATGTATGACTATACGGGTTATGTTAAAAGTCGTGGTGTAAATGAACTTTTATATGATCAACGCTTAACAGATGAATCTAATGTTCAATATCGAGAAAAATATTCAGTTAGAAGTGTTCGCTACATTTTAAGAATAGACAAGATATTTGTTGTTACTCGCAAACTTATCGAACGTCTATTAAATCTTGATAAATAATTATTAATCTAAGAGGTTGAATAATGGCGTACTCTTTCAAAGAGGAAATCCTCCGCGATCTTCCTGGTGTGTTTGTCGAAGTCAATTCTGTAAAGAAAAAACTTTATGACGACAGCCAATTCGGTACAACTGACGCAGTGCTTTGTATCGGTACTGCATTCGATGGTCCTAATGGTGTTCCTGTACCTATTTATGATCCATCTTATGCAACATATACTTATGGCGATACTTATAATCGCGAAACTAAACGTGAAGTAGACTTAACAGCTACATTAGCTGATGCATATAATTCCGGTTGCCGTACTTTGTATGGTTTCCGTATCGGTGGTTCTGAAGCTCAAAAAGATTTTAAATTGCGTTCTGACGATACTCTTCGTTTCCGTGTAAAATCTCGCTTCCCATCTAACAAAGCTAAACAAGTATACTTTACTTTCGATAATACTCCAGGTCAAGAAGTTCTTACTATCTATAAACCTGTATCTAAAGCAACAACTTACGAACGTTACAATGCTATGATTGATAACGAAGAAGAAATGATTAAAGTCGAAATTCCTTTGGGCCTTATGGGTGCTGGCTTTACTGCTGATACTCCTATCTCCGAAGTAATTCGTCATATTAATAACTTCCCTCGTAACAACGTTGTTACTTTATCTATCGTAAATAAAAAAGGTCAAGATGTTACACTTCGTAAAGATTCTTACGAATTAGCTCTTGGTTCTATTTTCCCTGGTACATACTTCTTAGGTCGTAAACGTTCCTTAGTACCTTGTCGTACAGAAGTTCGTACTCATGTAATTAAATCTAAAAAATCTCCAAAACCTTTTGGTTCTTTTACTGGTAAATATTTCCACACTCTTCGTATTAACACAGACGTTAATGCTGAATATCCTATTTACTCTGTAAGCGATAAAGATTTGAACGAAGCCTTCACTACTGTAGGCTTGAAAATGTATACTCATAATGATTATCTTCGTACTCCTGGTGCATCTGCATTAGCATTCGAAGAAGATGATAACGATTATGAAGATACTAATATGACTAACTTCCAAAAATATATGAAGTTAGGTTCTGGCTTTGCTATTACAGCAACAGCTTATCCTCGTACAAATTCTACTGGTCAATATTTGACTCCTCGTGTAAAAGAATCTGACGTTAAAGATAAACAATACGTAGTATCTATTGGTGAAGGTGCATACTCTGTATTGCAAAACGCCGATATGCCTTATCGTGTATTGGGTGCTCAAATCTGTGCCGATACTGTAATTGGCGGTCGCCTTCCTAAACCAAAAGATTTCTTAAAAGCATTCCCTATCGATGCTGTTATGGTTAACACTGTAGCAGGTGGTGCTCCTGTAGTCGATACTGAAATGTTTAAAGTAACTCCTGTAGTTAACATTAAAGATACTAAACATTCTCCACGTTCTTATAAATTTAGCTTTGCTAAAGTAGATAATGCTGCAGAAATCACTGACGAAAACATTTATCAAAACGAAGTATTTACAGTTATTCCTTCCGTAGCTAATGAAGCTGCTTTGGATTTAGATCATAAAACTTATGAAGCTGGTCAAACATTCTACTTTGAAGATACTAAAGAAGTAAAATCTATTACGTTCGATGGCAAACTTCAAAATGCTGTTTCTCCACATCAAAAATTCAAACACTTCGTTACGAAAGATAAAATCATCGAAGCTGAACCAGCAACTGGTAATGCTGTAACATTTAAAGAAATCGCATCTCTTGCTGATCTTCAATATGATACAGCTATGAACGGTTTGTTGACAGATGCTGATGCAACGACTGCTGCATACTATGCAACGACTGCTGCTGCTGCCGCTGCAACTGCTGCTAATGCTAAATACGTATTACTTTCTGTTAATGACGTATTATGTGTTGGTAAATACGATGCTGGCGCTGTAATTCCTATCGGTGAATATGACATCTTAACAGATAAAGATTCTCGTGACGATAAAGTCGTTACTTATATTGAAAACTTCGATTGCGTAGACAATCGTGTTATCATTTCTGTAACAGATTTTAACTATCGTACTGTAGCAGAATTTATTTCTGACTTGAAAGATAACGTTAACTTCACTGATAACTTTATTGTGGAATTGACTGATAATGGTATCGTTGAAAAAGATGCTCTTATCGAAGAAGTGTTAGAACCTGTATTAGTTGGCGGCAAAGTTGCATTAGCTACTTTGGCTAAAGACCGTACTATCGATTACGATTATACTATGCGTATTCCTTATCGTACTCCTGATAACTTCGCTCGTCAATTGGCACAACATTGCTTGTATACAGAATTAAAAACTGCTCATACTCATGGTTTGATCGGTGTTGAACGTATTTCTGACTACACATTGTCTGGCGTTGAACAAAAATTCCAAGATTTGAATAGTTTAAATCTTAACCTAGAATTAAAACGTGGTAACGGTCGTTCTGTAATTGATGACGACGGCACTCCTGTTGACATCGGCCGTTCTATTTCTTGTACATTCTTCCAAAACAATGTACCAGTTTATAATTCTACTTACGCATATGTAGGTAACGGTGCTGCAGCTTATGCTGGTATGGTTTCCGCATTGCCTGTAGAACAATCTCCTACGAACCAAAAAATCGGCATTTCTCCATTGTTCGAATTAACAGCTTCTCAATTATCTAACTTAACTTCTAAAGGTATTGTTACAGTTAAGAATACATTTACTCGTGGTTATGTAATTACAGATGGCTGTACAATGGCAGATCCAACTGATGCATTGTCTCGTCTTAATAGTGTTCGTATTATCGACGCTGTTGAACGTGCTATTCGCCGTGTTTGTGAACCATTCATTGGTAAACAAAATACAATCTCCGTTCGTAACTCTATCCAAACAGGTTTGACATCTGAGTTAAATAAACTCAAAGGTGTATTGTTATATGACTATTTATTCGAAATTGCTAATGACGTAACTGCTCTTCAATATACTTATATTGATATCAATTACACTATTATGCCATTTAACGAAATTCGTCAAATCAATAACTACATTCAAATTCGTCAACCTGGTACCTAGTAGTTTTTAATTAAAGAAGGAGGGGGCGGATAACCTCCGCCCCATTATTTAACACATGGCTTACTCTAATAACTCTGGTGTAACTACAGCGTCTGAATACACTCGTAGTTATACTACTTTTTCCGGCTGTGATATCGTAGCTACATTCGGTTCCGAAGTAGTTGCTGAAATTCAAGGTATTACAGTTTCTATCAACCGTGAAAAGGCTCCGGTCAAATTTTGTTATTAGATAATTTAATTTGTATGTAGGCCGGAGTAAAATCTTGCTCAAATCGGTGAAGGATGTTTACTAACGCCGAGGGTAAGAGTATAATATAATTATACTCAATGCCCGTAGAGACTTGAGATGTTTTATCTCTTAATAATTTTTCCAGTCCTTATAAGGACATAAAGGAGGCAATCTTATGACTAAAGATTTTGCATGGATGCTTGGTTGGTTATTTACTGATGGATATATTCCTAAAAAAGGATCTAAAGAATACCATAAAGGAATTGTCTATTTTATATGTAAACATTCTGATAAAGAAGTTTTAGATAAAATAAAAAGTGCCATAGGTACAAAATCTAAAGTTTTAGAATATCCAGATTATAAATCACCACAAGCTAAATTAAATATTTATGATTGTAAAGATGTTTCATTTAAATATGAAAACATAAAAACTAATATTCCAGTTGAAGATATAAAAGGTTTTGAAAGACATTTTATTCGTGGAATTGTTGATGGTGACGGATGTATTCATTATAGAAAAAGCAGAAATTCTATAATTTTAAATATAGTAAATCAACATAAAGAATCTTTACAATTAATTACTAATATTATAACTGAACATTTATTGCTGCCACAAAAAGAAGTTAAATATATAAAAAATGATGATTTGTGGGTTGTAAAATGGGAAGGAAATATTGCAAAATTAATAGTCTGGTGGCTTTACCATGGCAATATTAATGATTGTTGTTTGTTAAGAAAATATAATTGCTATAAAGAATATATTCTGAATAATAATATATTTGATAATTATGACGACGAATTATTGTTTGCTGTTAATGCTAAAGTTGAAAAAAATGAAATAGGTTTTAATGTTCCTAATCTTAATTCATTAGATTGGGCTAAACGATTACAAAATTTATTATCTTATAAAACACAACCTATATATCATAATCCAGGTAAAAGAAAATATTATAAATTGTACATACCAGATTGCTAATTATTAATACGCAAGACATCGAAACATATTGTTTCGTAAAGGCATAGTCCGTATGAACATACACTACACATTCGGATCAGCAGAGCCTCGCTCTATTTCGAGAGGTAAGAATACCACTTTTGCTTCTCCTTTGCAGTAATGCAATGCATAATTAAACTCTGTGATATGCTGGAAACCCCTTAGAGCCTTTAGTACCAAAGTGTGACAATCTAAAGGATTGGGCAATCAGCAGGCAGCGTAAGCGCCTCAACGACTATCCGTAAGGAGTACATCATAACAGCTGATGGAAGTGCAGAGCTCCCGAAAGGGATGAAGATATAGTCTCAACATTAGTGAAAACTAAATGATAATCATTTTCAAAGAAAAGAGGTATTGCAGGTACTATTGTATTCACGCTATTTGATCGCGATGCCTTAGTCGATGCACTTGCTGTCCGTGCTGCTAAAGCAGCATACTTCCAACGTATCGGTGGCGATATTAACTACCAACCGTACACAATTACAGAATGGGATACAAAATTAACTAACATGGTTGTTAATTCCTTGGGCGCTAATAACAGCAATAGCCAAGTAGCTTCCACTAACCCATTCAAAGTTACACAAAATGTAGCTATTCAATCTACTCCAAAATATTCTGACGAAATTCCTCCATTCGACATTACATTGTCTTTTGCGAATGAATATGGTCAATCTGCAGTAATGGTTATCTATGGCTGCGAAATTTTGAATGAAGCATCTAGCTTCTCTGTAGATTCTACTACTACTGATAAAGCTTGTACTTACATTGCTCGCTCTGTAGATTACTTGCAACCAGTAGAAAACAAATACTTGCTTGATAACAAGTACTAATAAATTCGGCGAGGAAATTTTTTCCTCGCCTTTTATTTTTTCTTAGGAGACAATAGGCGTGAAAAAATCTCAAGAAAATACTAATCAAATATTTCTGTATCTAAATCGTGGTTTACAAGACTACATTAATCAATCTTTGCTATCTGGAGAACATTCTGATAATGTTAAGAAGGATATGGAAGAAATATGCTATAATATTATTAATGAGCGTAATATTGAACTTAAAACAAACATTATTACGTTGATCAATAACAGAGTTCAACAATATATGAAATTATATGATTTAAAGGTGAAATATGCCAAATGATTTGTCTTTAGGTAATAAAGACGTGGTTCAAACCTCAAAGTATACAAGAACGTATACTTCTTATAGCGGGTGTGATATTGTAGCTTCTATTAATATTACGATTCCAGGTCAAGAAACGATTTCGAAAGTATTTGGGAGCCTACAAACATTCTCCTATAGTATACATCAAGAAAAAGCTCCGGTAAGAACATTGGGCGATGTTAATGCTATCACGTATGTCGATGGCCCAAGAACAATTGCCGGCTCTATGGTATTTGCCGTATTAGATAAACATGTTATCTATGAGATTATGGACGATGTATATAAAAAAGGCAATTATCAAAATAAACATTTTTTAATGGATGAATTACCTAACTTTGACGTTACATTATCGTTCGCTAATGAATATGGACGTCAGTCTACCATTAGTGTGTATAATTGTACGATAATCGATGAAGGTCAGATTATGTCAATTAACGATATCTTAACAGAAAATACATATCATTATTATGCGACCGATATCGATTATATGACAGAGTCTCAGAACTATTATACTCTTAATGAAAAAAGTATAATTGATTCTAATCCATGGTTAACAACTAATAATGCTAAGATTAAAACGCAAAATATTAAAGTACAATATGGTATTCCTGTATTAACATTGTCTAAAGAAGGATATTATTCTTTTAAGACATATATGGATGCTCTTAATAGAAAATATAAAAAGTTAGCCGATCAGTTTATGGGCGAAAAAGAATCTGAAAAGATGGCCCAGCTTAAAAAAGATTATTATAATCTTAGAACTGAAGCCGAACAATATTATCCGTCTCAAGCATTATTATCTAAGACACAAAAGAAAGTTCGTTTCTTAGAACGTAAACGTTTAAAAGTTAATAAAGAATACGATAATTTTAGAACATCATTATATACATCAAGACGTGACGTTCCTGATTATTCTAAGTTTAGAGTTAATGGTAAAGCTAAAAACGAATCTGAAATTCCGGACTATTCTAAATATAGATTAGATCCTAAGAAAGATAATTCTAATCTTCCTTCATATGATGACTTTAGAAAAAAAGAAAATGATCGTCATGAGAAAAAAGACGATATTCCTGATTACTCTAACTTTAGAAAAAATCGTAATAAAACTGTTAAGGAAGAAGAAGCAACTCATTATAAATTAGATGAAAATGGTAACGTGGTTATTATAGATACACATATAGACAATAAAGGAGGCGACGATAATATTGAACACATCTAGTATTACATTTTTGTGGCAATTTGAAGATTTCGTCTCTTTATATTGTAACGATTATTTTAATGGTCATACTACGTTACATGTTGATGACGGATCTAAAGTAAGAGATTTTACATTAGACGATGCTAATATTATTATCGATGATTTAGAAAATAATATGTATCGACTATGGACATCTGGTCCTGATGGAAAGTCTGAAGAAAAATACATCGAGATTTTTTCAGAAACGATGACCGACCAAATTGAATATCTTAACGATATATCTATTCAAGTTAAAGACATTCAAACAATTGTTGATTATGCCGAAAGCATTTCGAATGAAAGAGGTTTAAATTTAGTCGAATCTTTGTACTATGCCTATTTAGCTACAAATGATAAGAAGCAAAAATTAAATTTCTTTTATTTATTAATGGGCGCTATTAAATTAAATAACAATAATAATTTTAATAATAATATCGATAACAATAGTAGCTTATATATTTACGATTCACAACGAGCATTAATGAATCCTGAATTGGCTAATGCATTTTTATCAGGATCTATTAAGTTATATAAATTTACAGGCAAGTTTTATGAATATCAAGATACGGTATTCTTTAACAAAGAAGATGTTGATTTATCTTTCTTAGATCGAGATTATTTATATCGATTAGATATCATTGTCGACAATCAATTAATTAATAGTTATTATACGTTAAATCCTACAATCGATACGGCTAAACAAGTATGGGATAGATTATATAAAATAGTTGAATCTATTAATAATCGATTAAATGGACTTAGATATTTACCATTAGCTTATCATAAATTCGACGAAGAAACACAACTTGCTATTAGTTTACTAATGGATAAAAATGTCGATGCTCATTATTTACAACAGCCAAGAATTGGTGTCGACGAAGAATATATCACGGCACATATCGAAGGTGCCAATAAATATTCTGATTTAGATGGTGTATATTTCTGTATCACTGATGTCGAAGGCTTAGCATCTGATCAAATTTTATTTAAAAAGAAAGTCGATAATTTAATTATTGATTTACCTGTACAAGGTAATTCTATTTATGACGGCTGTTATTATTCTTTTTTAATAGACTCTAATAAAAGAATTATTTCTCCAGTAACATTGTTTAATATTAATCAAGATATTGAACATGATTATATAGAGGCAACGTTAAAGATATCTCAAAAACAATTATTAAATTTCTTATACGAAGAATTTGAAGAAGAAGACGTTAATAAGTATTATTATTTATTTACTGATTGTATTGGCAATAATGAAGTAACATTGTCTAATTATCTTGATAGAGTTATCGATCGATTCGTACAATCTAACTTTAACGAAGACTTCTTCGATTTAATTCATTATATTAATGTATATAGATTTAGTAATCAAACATATTCTAATCAAAATTTATTAGCTTATAATGATGAATCTGCTCATAGAATTATAATGCCTAACGATGCTAATAAAGAATATATTATGCAAGCCGTTAAGTTTAAACGTGGCGAAAATTATAAGTATGATTATAAATTAGTTAATGATAATGCTGATTATATAACATATGACAATGCAGATTATACAGTAATTTCTATATTTGAAAAAGATACGGCAATGCATTGTGGATTAATTACGGTAAACAGAATTGGTTTTGATTATCGTATTAATACATGGAATATATCTGTATCTAATAAATTAGACATTTAATGAAAGGTTTGTTATAATTATATGAGACGTAAACGATATGATAATCACCTTTCTAGTCAATTATCTTATACGAATAAAGTTGTCGAACAAGATATAACGAGAACATCGTCTGGATATATTAAAAAGAATCCAGTATACAAACGTTATTTTTCTCAGATCGATGCAAACGTTTGGTTCGGTGATAAACTTGTAACCGATATACAAAATATATCGTACGGATTACAGCAACACGATATGCCTTTATTCGGATATAATTCTTATATTTATGATGAATTAGCAATAGGTAATCGACTAGTACAAGGAACGTTTACTATTAATTTTACGGCTCCGTTATATATTGAAACTATTATAGATAGCTATCAGAATATGACAACTAATGTTACTGATAAGACAACTGAAGACGATTATGATAAAGTCATAGCTCCGCATTATGCAGGAAATGTCGTTACGACGAATCCAGAGCATAATGCTATTTGGCGTAAAGGATTTGAAATCGATATTCTATATGGACAAGACGATGATATCATTGGTCAACCTCTTCATGTTATCTTATTAGATTGTCATATTATGTCGGTACAAACAATACATGACTCATCTGGTCATCCTATACTAGAACAATATACATTTATATCGAGAGACCGAAAAGTAATTAATAAATAGGCGGTTAATATGCAAAATAAAAAGAAACATAAATTCCAACAACAACGTGAAAAAATTCAAATGCATGAAACAATCACGACACAAGATACTCCAGAAGTAACTGTTAAAGAAACGACTGAAGCCGATATAAAAGAAACGGTAAAAAAAAACGAAATTCCGGAAGAATCTACAGATTCTGTGAATCAAGATTCTAATCTTGAATACGAATATGACCCAGCCGATGTTGAATATTTAACGATCGATAAAGCTAACGAAATTCGTGAAGCATATCCTGGGCAATGTCGTCGATTTGCTTTTGACGGTGAACAAATGATTATCATTCGTAAAGTACAACGTGAAGAAGTTCCATTGATGATGAATTTAACACCAGATCAACAAGCATATATTAATTCTCTTGAAGATGAATATGAACAACGACGTGCTATCGAAGATGCTCGTAATTATAATTTAGTTAAATATTTTATTCCATTTCCATCTGCTGATCGTATTAATTATTTAATCGATAACTATGTTGGTTTTGTACCATTAGTATCTGATAGAATTTTACAAATTTCTGGTTTTACTGCATCTCCTATGGTGGAATTATAATGGAAGAACGTTTCGATGTTATATATGATCAGTTAAAAAATTACTATAAACATATCTTCACCTATTCCTCTTATGAGTTTCCGATTATTTATATTCCGTTAACAAGAGCTCAATATTATGATCTATTCGAAGATCCTAATATGATGGATATGGAACGTGAAGATATTATATGTAAAACTTGTATCGTATATCCTGAAAATATTAATATAGAAAAAATGCCAGCAGGTGTTGTTTCTGATATTGCTGATAAGATTTTGGAAGCTTCTTTTATGAGCGAAAAAGGACGTAAGATGTTATTTGCAGCAGCTGCTAAAAAAATGCAAAATGTCGATCGTCAAATTTCTTGTATCATTCATGAAGCATTTCCAGAATATGATATCGAAGATATCGACAATTGGAATATGTTACGCACAACAGACTTCCTTATTAGAAGTGAATGGATTCTTCGTACGATTCAAGGTAAGCCACCTCTTGATATCGAAAAGATATTAACACAAGGCAGTGATATTACTTTAAAACCAGAAGATCCTCGATTCTATAACGAAGAAAAAGCAGAGTTTGATCGTTTACGAGAAATCAATACTCCGGCTGAAAATAATAAACCTGTTCCTAAAAAGAAAACGACATTAAAACGTCCTCAACGTCGACGCAATCAAGTATCTGAAGAACAACTTGCAAGTATGTTCCCAGAAGCATTTGAAAATGCTGGCGATGAAAAATCTTTTAAAGATATGGCTATGGGTTCTAAAAATCCTAACGATATGACGTTAGCAGAACTTGCAGAATTAAGAAATAATAATTAAAAGGACAACATATGGTAGATTACTTAAAAAATGGCAGTGATAATGATTCTGTCGTCGAAGGTATATCTAATCTAGTTGATGCAGCAGCGGTCGCCGGCACTATTGTCGGCACCGCTTTTTTGCTATCTAGAACAAAACAAGGTGCTAAATTTTTATCGGAAGTCGATCCGATTATCGGCAAAATGTCTGATCGTATTACAAGCATTGGTATAGACGGTAGTAATCGTTTATCGATTAGTGAAACGATACGAGGTATATCTCATATCGATCAGTTTAGAAAAATCGATCAAGATTTTGCTATTAATAATGCAAACAACGTAGGTTTGTTTCGTAATCTTGCCGATGCAGCATATGATGCTGCCGATTGGGAAGAGCGTGAACTAGGTCGACAATATCAAGCTAAAATATTTGGAGATATTGGCGACGCATTAAAAGCACAAGGTATTCAAGACGGACAAGTGCAATCTCTTATGGAGTTTGTTAGTAGTCGTTCTACATCGATAGTCATCGATAAAAATTCTGGTAAATTACAAGAAAGTTTTATTGCCGACGTTGAAAATCATTGGCATGATTTCTTAGAAGAAAAAGATGCTAAATTTAATGAGACAGTCGATCAGTCTATTCAAGCCTTACAAAATATTTCTAATCAGACATTCGACACGTTTAGTGATTTTAAATCATTAGATGAAAATATTATAAGAGCTCGTGAAGCACGTCAAGATTTTATTCAAGAAATTAATAGAAGTGCACAAGAAGCTTTAAAAAAACAAAAGAATGATATTACGTATCATACGATTGGTGACGTATTAGATAAAGATGAACTAAATCCTGAATTTGATTTCATTGTTCATGAAAAAGGTCAGATGGCTTCTCTTGACGGGAGGACTGTATCCGATCGTTTATATGCACAAAATGATGATATTATTACCAATACTCTCGATACGATTCGTCAATTAAATGCAACTAAGGACGGCTATTATGTTGACGGTCAAAAATTAAATATTCCTAATATTAATAAGATTATTGGAGGAGCTAAAGATTTATGGCATGAAACATTACCGTATGCATTATCACATGCTGCCGATTTTAAAAATGTCGACAACTTAAAAGTCGAATACTTAAATAAATATGACTTTAAAGGTGTATTGGGCGACATCGTCGGCAAAGATAGTATCGTTCAAAGAATTGGCAATCGATTGTTTGAATTAAAATCTGACGGTACTCGTAATGAATTAGATACGAGTGGTATGCGTTTTGTTCGTGAAGATTCGTATGTCATTAAAACATCTAAAGACTTTTCTAATTATGGAAAAGTTAATTTTGATAATGGCAAGCAAAGAATCTTTGGTGAAACAAGCCGTAAGCGTACATCTGATGTTTGGGGTAATAATTATCATACGTTCTTAAATAAAGATATCGATGAAATAGCAAGACATCCAGAAGAAAAAGCTATGATGGGCATTCGCAATCATAGCTTTAAACGTAGTATCGATTCATTAGATATTAAAGTAAAGCTAGATGATAAACTTCGATCTGAATTACTAAAGGCATCTGAAGATAACCCTGGATTAAGATATAAAATAGAAAGTATGCTCGACGTTATCGATGCTAAAACAGAGTCAGAAAAACGTAGAGTATTAAGGGATATTTCGACAGAAGGTACTAAATCATCTGAATTTCAACGGTTACAGTCAGCAGCTATTCGTGGCCGTTCTATTAAACCTAAGCTAATCGATGATTCTACATCTATTACACAAAAAACATTATATGCTAAATTAAATAAATCACAGTCTATCGATGAAGCAGCCATTAATGAAATAATGGCATCACTTCCTGCTAATAGAAATAAAGCATTAGCATTTATTAATAAATTAAATGTACCAGAAACTGTTAAGTTAAATTTAAGAGATCGATATAATGTCGAACAGTTAAAAATTAGAACTAACTTAAATGAGATTACTGGCGAAAATCATGTCGATGCAACTGGTAAAGATTTAAGTATTGAAGACGCTAAGAGGATTCAGAATGAAATCGTAAGCAATCCTGAATTACAAAGAACATTAAATCGTTATTTAGGATCAGGTAAAGATTATAAAGCTCGTTATGAATCTAAAAAAAGTTCATCTCGCTTAATAGCAATTAATAAAGGATTTGACTTAAAAGGTATTATGTCAGATCTAAATAAGATGAACTATAATGGCATTGGTAATCGTATAGGTCAAGGTCTTAGAGGTATGTTTTCTAATACAAACCTCGATCATTTTGCGTTTAGTTCTATCTTTGATAATAATGTAAACTTGCCGACAGCAAAACATCATGGACGTGATTTATCGATTGGCGGTAGTTTATTATATAAGATGCCAGAACGTCTTAATGAAGGCTTAAATAATGGCTTTATAGACCAAGCTCTCGGTTTTGTTCATCCAATATTTGGTGAACGATTATCTGCTTATTTTAAAACCGGATTAAGTCTTGGTTTTCATGAAGGTGATACGAGAAGTTTTGCGCAATTAAGTTATAACTTATTATTTAAACGTGTATTACCAGCATCGATTGCGTTAACTCAATTAGATTGGGCAAATGATACATTCGGTATTAATAAAAACTTCCAAATTGGCTTAGCTAATATGGATTTAGGTTTTAGAAAATTCACGGATGCAACTGGTTTAACTGACGTATTTAAATTAGCCAAAATGGCTAACCCTGCTGCCCAATATATTAGTGGCGACTATCGTCCTTATCAGTCTTATGAAGAACGTTTAGATTATTATCAAAACGGTAAGGATCCTATTAGATCTGGACGTTATTGGGTATGGGGTTCTTCAAATGAATTCCGTGGTTCTAGTATTTCATACTGGGAAGATAATAGTTTAAAATTAGCACAATCTGATTATTATAATAAATCAGTATATGGTGGTTATTGGTCTAAATGGGCACATAGTCCTATTCCGACATTAACAAATCCTTTCTCTCCATTAGTATATGCTTTTAATCCATATTGGTTAGAAGAAAAACATATGGAGGATCGTCCATATTTATTATCAGCTCCTTTATTCGAACAAGGTACATTACAAAGTTTAGTATTAAATCCAACGCTTGGCGAAATTATTAAACCACAACGTCGTTATCATGAAGATCGTATGTGGTTTGGTAAAGATGTTAAAGCTATCATGTACCAAATGAATCAGAAGATTCAACAAACTGCCGATGAAGATAGTCGTTATATTATCTTCCAAAATGGTCGTTTGGGCGTATATGATTTCAGAGCGTTTAGTCATCCAACAGATACTGAATACGTACAAGGTCAAGGTCAAGAATATACTGGACAAGCTCCAGCGTTTGCATCGGCTAAAGATTATTCTAATTATATTAATAGCGATGGTACGATAGATGCATCGGCATATGCTAGTTTGCAACCAATTTCTCCTAGTGCAGGTGCTGCTGTATCAGCGATGAATAGCGCTATTCAATCAGGTAGTTCTCCTTATACGAATGCTTCGGGTATGTATATTCAACAACGTATACGTCGTACACGAAGCAATAAAGGCACTGTTCAAGAGATGCTTGATAATGCCGATATGTATAATAATTTAATGAATTCGAGTGGCGGGC